ATGGGATTCGGTTACAAATACAACAGCCACTCCGGGTATAGATCAAGAATCGGATACCGATCTTCGGGCGCGACAACAGGTCAGTACTATGACAACAGCAGCCAGTATGGTTGAGGCCATTTATGGCGCAATTATGAATTTGTCCGATGTGACATATTGCCGAGTATATCAAAATCTTACTGCTGCTACAGATGGTCGTGGTATTCCATCTAAAACAATCGCAGTAATCGTGCAGGGCGGAACTGATGCTGATATTGCCGATGTACTCTGGCATAAAGCGAGCGCATTCCCCCAGTACGGTACTACTGAGATTCTGGTTTATGATATTTTGGGTATTGCATATACCATGAGATTTATTCGGCCAGCATCTACTCCGATATTTGTATCGGTAACTGTTGATGTTATAGATGCTTTAATTTGGCCGACAAATGGTGCAGATTTAATAAAAGCAGCCATCATCTCTTTTGCAGCAGGAGCATTAAGTGGGGTTAGTGGTTTAATTCCTAATGGATACAGTGTGGGGCAGGCAGTCTATGCTTCCGAATTATATATCCCTGTAAACACTCTAGGAGGGATTAATATTACCAGCATTTTAGTTGGCATAACTACTCCGGGGGCTTTGGGTTTTGTAGTTTTGGATTGGGACCATATTGCAGAATTTATTTCTGTCAATATTACTGTTACGGTAACCTAATGGCTTTTGATCCTATTACATTTGGCGCGGTAGATATAAATGAGCGAATGGTTTCTCGTACACTTTTGCAGTTCCGTTATGCTACTGTATTCCAAGCACTTATTTCAGCATTTGCTAATGAAATACAAGCGTTAATAGATGGTATTATTTCTGCTCAACAATTACGCACCCCTTTAGACGCGGATGGCACCCAATTGGATGTACTGGGACGTATAGTTGGGATGGAAAAAATAACTTTTGACTACGGCTTGCTTAATTGGCATATACCTGATACCGCTGACCACGAACCTGATGTTTCAATGGCTTGGGTTACAGGGGCTCCTATTGGTACCAAACAACAAGTCAATGGCTCAATGTATCGAAATTTAATTGAGTTTAAAATTCAGAAAAATTTTACAAGTTATTGCTCAATCCCCGAAATACAAACTGCTATAAAAATTGCAACCGGGGTAGATGCTGGATTTGAAATTACAGCAGCACCAATGGATGTGAACATATATTTGCCTGATGCTACACCGACCCATATTAAGAATTTTCTCACTCTGTCCGGGAATACTTCTCGGACAGAGGGGGTATTTTATCCCCCGTATCCTGCAACATGGAGAATATTGGCTATTATACCATTTGAACCGTTGGCTTTTACAGATTCGTTTGGTACAATCCTGAGAGAATCGAATAACAGCCCACTTTTGGAGAACGTATAAATGGGAAAATATTATTTATATCCTGCTGTTGAGACTATCGCAGATGATGCACAGATTTTAATTTATGACCCTAATCAAACACCTCCCGACCGTACTATCACAGGGGCAATGATTAAGGCCAATGTAAGTGCTGCTGCGATAAGTGCAGCTGCTGCAGCTGAAGCTGCCGCTGAAGCTGCTCAAGCATTGGCGGAAGCAGCTGAAGTCAATGCCGAAGCTGCCCAGGTTGCAGCGGCTGGATCTCAATCCGCCAGTGCAATCTCTGAACTTGCTGCCGAAGCTGCCCAGGTTGCAGCCGCCCAGTCTGCTGAAGATGCTGCTACAACATTGGCATCAAAAGCAAATATTAATGACCCGACGTTTAGTACAAAAATATCAACACCACAAATTAAATTCCCATCAACTGCTGTACCCAGTGCAGACCCAAATATATTGGATGACTATGAGGAGGGGACGTTTACACCAACAATCACCCCTTCAACCTCAGGATCTATTACTTCGATAAATAACGGTCGTTATCTCAAAATGGGTCAACTCGTATTTATAACCATGACATTCTCAGTTTCGTCTGTTTCATCGCCCGTAGGCGAACTTCGTCTAGGAAATTTACCTTTTATTCCATCTTTTGGCTCGGCTGCATCTGTATACGCAAATGAACTAACATCTGGGGCCACTACAGCTCTTGAAGGGCGCCTAGTGGCAGGTGATGATTATATTGTAATATTTAGATTTTCTGCAGGCAGCGCTTTAAATGCAGCGTCTTATGTAAAAACAACAACTTATTTAACTGTAACAGTGGTATATTTAGTTTAATCGTAAATATAAAGAGGACTATATGGCAAACAGAACTATAACAATGCCGGCTGTATGGGCAAATGGTGCTCCTGATGTTCCTGGTGGAGGAGCTGTTACTGGAACTACATATGCCAATAGTGTCATTGATGCCCCGACTATAGAGGCTGGGTGGCCGTTTGCTACAATCGACGACAGTTCAACTATGAATGAGGTAATGCAACGGATAACATCGCTCCTTTCCCAGAACGAAAAATACGGAATTTTGCCCTGGTGTTCCCTTACCGCTTACGAGGTTGGAGCGCTGGCCTCTGGGAGTAATGGCACAATTTATATTGCCATTGATGCCAATACTGGATATGACCCAATATCCTCAACTGTGCATTGGAGAATTTACGCCAATGAAATGTATCTCATTGATACAGGTACAATAAATAATTTAATAGTCACACCCACTCCCAGTTTATTGGCTCATGTTGTAGGTTTTCGTTTATTGGTAAAAGCCGCCAATACTGTTACAGCTGGAACAATAATTACTATTGGATCGCTTGCTGCGGCAAGTATATTATTAAACGATGGTTCTGCTCTTAGTCACGGTAATATCCGAAAAAACGGGATATATACACTTATTTATGCAGGCACTTATTATATACTTCAGAACCCTTCGGAACGCACAGGGGATGTACGAATGGCTTATAATGTACCGGTGGGATGGCTTCAGCGAAACGGAGCTTTAATATCCCGAACTACATACGCTGATCTTTACAGTTATGCTTATGCCAACAGTCTTATTACCACAGAAAATGCATGGTTGGCTGGGGACTGGGGGCTTTTTGGTACAGGGGATGGTAGTAGCACTTTTAGACTACCTGATGCACGTGGTATGTTTGAACGGGGTCTAGACAGTGGCAGAGGCATTGATCTTAGTCGTACATTAGGAAGCTCGCAGAAAGGCACGCTGGTGCCTGGTGATGCCGGTAATGAGATGATAGCAGTAATCGGTGTCCGTAATAATCAGGCCTCACCGAGTGTGCTTGAATCTCAAACAGCGCTTGGTATGGACCCTGTCGATGTATCAAAATATTCCACTGCACAACTTACAGGTGTAACTTCTGCCGCCGGGGGGACCTCTATCCCTGGAAGTAGTGAGCGGTTGGCTGGGGTAACACGACCTGTTAATATATCACTTATCCCTATTATAAAGGCATAATATGGTAACCAGACAGATATTTAATACAGGTAATCCCTTTCTCAATGCAAATAATATCCCAGTGGGGGGTATGGTTATACAATTTCAATTGATCGATTCAACCGGACAACCTGCCGATGTATTCGATCGTATTGATGGGGATTATATCCTTCCGGGGATAATTACAGCAGTAACTGCCAGCATTTCTGCAAACGGATTAAACATCGGGGAATTTGTAGTTGACCTCTGGCCTACTGACCGGGGAGACCGAGAGTTAATGTATGCAGTTCGTATATTAGGGGCTCCTGGGACACGAAGTTTTATCCGACCATTACCATCGGGTGACGGTAGTGATATGGCCTGGTATACTTTTTTAACTGGGGAATTTCCTGGGCAACGAGATACTGAGTATGGAGATGGAACTACAATTACATTGGATGACGGTATGATAATAGAGGGAGGGTAACTATGGACAGATTTATTAAATACGGATGCTTATTACTGTTGGCCCTAAGCGCATCACCTATTTTATTACAGGCCAAGGATATTTCACATACCAATTTGATTCTGTCACCATTATTGGCCACAGACAGAATACCTATGGGCAGACCTTCCGACGGCCATTTGGATGGTCAAGGTACAGCTGCTACAGCAAGCATGGATCAGATCAGATTATTTATCCAAGCCCAAATGTCTAGCGCAGGAAGTACCCAAATTAT